CGTACATACCCCGGATTGCTACTTGGATTAACAGCGGTTCGGAGCCCTACGTTGCCGAGAAATGCCATCGGATTCGGATAGTCATCTACCTGGGCATACGTCCCCATCATTCCAAAGAAGTAGGCGCAGTCGTACTCCGGGTTGATGTATTCCCCTGGAGTTGTCGGACTTTTCGTCTGGCCGACCATTCGGATATATCCGGGGCCTCGCATCATGGTAAACGTGTCGGGTCCACGGATTGCGGTCGCCGGGTTGGATGTAGTGGCCGTCGCGGCAGTGAATGGCGCGTAGATTCCGTTTCCGGTTCCAGTTACACCGTTGAACGTGCCGTAGGGATATAGAAAGTACCCGGAACTGGTGGCTGGGTTAGCTTGCAAATTACTCGTAAGCGGGGCCACATAGCTGAAATAACCACTGGCTCCTAGCACCATACCCTGCATGTCATAGTCACTGAGCGGATCAGTAGAGGTCAGGCCGGTCTTTCTCCCGCCGTCCCACAAGTACATGCCAAGATACCCAGTGCCTCCGAGGCCGCTGTTGGTATATGCAGTTGACTGTAGTATGCCCCAGTTTCGAGTCGCCTGTGACCAATTAAGAGATTCTGTATAAGTTGGGGCTACTATGTTGAAAGTAAACGCTGTGCCGGTCGCCCAACTGCCAGACGTTTGCGGCCCCAAGCCAACCGTGAAAAGGAAGTTGCCGTCTGGATCATAGAAGTCACCAATAGTCGCCGCGCCAGCGCCAGGAAAATCTATGGTTAAGACGGCCCCCTGAGCGTCACGCAACGCCCCCATTGACCCAGGGCCATAAAAAGTCCATCCAGTTCCCCCTGGTGGGGATGTGTATAACCCAGCGTAACCCCCAGTAGGAGCTTGAGAAGAAACAGACGACGACCTGTTTTGCGTGAGTCCGCTCTCATAGACAGAGTATGGCGATGACATACTAGGCGATATGTTCTGCGCTGGATCTGTGGACGGACGAATAGTGTCGATGAACCCTATTCGGCCGTCAGAGGTCGTGCTCCCATAGAACTGAAAACTCCCGTAGTCTATCACAGGGACGCCGCACATGAACTGCACCATTGACCTGACCAGCGCCTGGCTCGAAAGCATGTTACGGCCCAGCGCTGTCTCAAAGTTAGTCAGGTCAATAGCCCTACCAGTGCTCGCGTAATCTTGCAGCACTGAGATCTGTATCTTGTCTTCCATTTGGAATCTCCGGGGGTAAGAGCCCCGGCCCACCGAAGTGAGCCGGGGCGCGATTTGTTACCCGAGGGATCGCAAGATCTCCGGGTTCCGTTGAATGACATTGATGATGAGCTGTTCGCCCTCTTCCGAGCCGAGCGCATCCAGGGTGTTCTGCGAAGAGTCCACGTTGACGACTGTGACCTGTGCGGGCTGTGCCTGCATCATGCCCATCGTAGTCGAGTTGTTCTTGATAGAACCACTCACCGGAGGCACAAACAGCTCCGGCCCGCGCTCGCCAACCAAAATAGGCTGGCCGCCATACACCGGACCCCCCGCCGCAAATGTTCCGCTTAACCGACCACCGAAGTTATTGTAGTTTGTCGGCGCAAATTCAGTCGCCTGTGCGGTTGCACCGGCTCCCGTACCGACCGTAGTTCCGGCCTGAGCGCCGACAGACGGCAATCCAAGCATTGCTAGGATGCCTTGGCCGCCCATTGCACTGATTGCGGCAATGATCCCCAACATGATGGTGAGCTGGATAGTGATCTGGAGAATCGCATCGACGAAAGATCGAGCCATTCTCTTCAGGTTCATGTCGCCGGTCTGAGCAAGAGTAGCAAGCTCTTTGGAGAGCCCGCCAATCGCCATCTGCGTGAGGTTGACAATGTGCCCGCTAATGTCGAACACCTGTCTGCCCACTTGGGCGAATCCTTCGAGCATCGAGGCAGATACCCCGCTGCTCACGTCCTGAAGAGTCAAGGAGCCGTCTATCAGCTTCTGATTCAGGTCCGTCATTGCGTTCATGTGTTCTTGCTTAGCAAGATCAAGCTCTAGTTCTCTCTCTTTAGACTTTATGATTGCGTCGATTCTTGCAACGTCTTCAGGAGTGTTCAGGACCTTCTTGGCTTCTTCTAGGTCTACAAATAGGTCATCGTATTTTTGCTGGATCTGAGACAACCCAGTGGGGTCGAGGCTGCCAACCAGATTGCGTGACTCCTGCTTGATGGACTCTATCTTGACCGTCAGGTTCGCACGGACTATGGCTTCGATGAACCCGAAGTCTAGTGTTCCGTATTCCTCAAGTTTGACAGCATCCGGCAGTTTGTCGAATTGCTCCCTGAGTTTACTGATGTTGGCTTCAGCGTCTATCTCCGCAAGTTTGATCTGGTTACTACCATAGATGATCTTTTCGAGATTCTCGATTATCCTCTCCTGCTCGTCGATGAACTTCTGAGCAGAAGTCTCACTGATAATACGTTTGATCTCAGCCAAACCGGGGAGCTGAGCCCTCTGCGCTTCAGTCAGAGTCTGGTAATCGGCCTCTATCTTCCGAATCTGTATCTGCGTTTCGATTTCAGCCTTCTTGACTTCATCGGTCCCAGCTAGAATCAGTCGAAGGTTGTCAATTACCGCAAGCTGTTCTCGCAGCTTTCTGCTCTCCGGTGTCTCAGTGGTGGCGATTTCGACCCTTTCGTCGTAGTAGGCTTTCAGCCTACTGCCCACCGCCTTGTCGAAGAGGGGCATCAGCTTGATCCTCAACTCGATGTTGTCGATCACGCCCAACGTGGTAGCAAGGTCAAGGATGTCCCTTTCAAACTTCAACCTAGCCTGTTCAAGCGGATCACCCACAGCGCCAGCCATGTTTAGATCAAACTCGATACTGAGTTCGGAATTTCGCGTCTCTCGGATCATGTCGCTAAGGTTTTTGTCAAGATCGTTCGCTAATGCGTTAGACGCTTTCAACGCACTCCGCATTGCTTCAAATACTTGTTCGGACGTTCCGCCTTTCTCGATTACGTTGTTGACCTCCTCGTATACCCCCTTTGTTTTTTCGGCGGTATCGAGGCGCAGCAGTTCAGCTTTATTGCCCGTCAGCGCTGCGCGCGTCAACTCCTGCTGAGACTTCAGGATGCTCTGCCGTCGATCTTTTTCAATTTGGTCTGTGATGTTTCTCGTTTGCTCCAGCGCCGCGTTTATGGCGTTTTGCACTAGAAGCTGATTCTCAAAAGCCGCGCCGGTCTGGATCGCACCTTCGAGTATTTCGCCTATTGTCTCATTTTGTTGACGTTTTGCCCTGAGTAGATCATCTTCCTGGGCAACTACGCCGCCGAGCATGTTGAGGTATTTGTCCTGGTTTTCCTGCTGGAGCTTTGCTACTTCGTCTATATTGTCGAGGTACTCGTTGTACAGACCGTCTAGGGCGGCCTCCATCAACTCAAAGTTCTTGATGTTTTTTCTCTGCTCAACCGAAAAACCCGCCCATACGTCCAGAGCGCCGCCTAGCTTTCGCTCATAGTCGATTAGGGCTCCTGCCTGTTGGTCCCCGTAGGCCGCTATATCTCGCAGTTGCAGAAGGCTATTTTCCAGCGACCGGGCTTCTTTTTGCTGCGCAACGGCTTGTTCGTGTTTGATCTTTAGGAGCTTTTCCTCCTCGGCCCTCACAGCAGCTATAAGATCGACTTGCATCCTGTTAAAAAACGTGAGCTTGCCATATGCCTCGGTTAGCTCCTCGACCGATTGGCTGTGCGCAGATTCAGCAGCCGCTATTTTTTCTGTTCCAGCAGCCCTTGAGCGGATCATTTCCATGAGCTTCTTTTGCTCTTTCTCCGCCTTTTCCGCTTCTTTCCTTTGGGTTTCTGCGTGTTTTTCGGCATCCGAAGCCCGATTGGCTTCGAGCAGGGACAGAACTTGATAGCGCGTAATCATGTCAGCCAATGACCGGCTAGACGCCTCATACGCCTCGTTTGCTTTCTGAACCTGTTGGGTGTACTCCGCTTGGAAAGATCCGCTTTTCTCTAGTTTAACTTTCATGTCCTCAAGAGTTTTTGAAGCCCGCCGCTCAGACTCATGCTGCATTTCTTTGATGCTGGCGATCTTTTCGTTCTCCGCGTTAATCGCGGCGGACAAATCTACCTGTTTGCGCGATTCTTTAGTCAGCTCTTGATAGGACTCTTTCAGTTTCTGGACATTCCTGTCCCTTTCAAGCTCTGCTTTGGCTACAGCGTTATTTCCGACAGCAGAAGACTGGATGAAATCCACGAGTCTCTGCTGCTGAGATGCTAGATCGTCCGCTGCCCTCTGCCGCACATCGGCAACTTTCTGTTCTTCTGACGCAATAGCTTTGGCGAGGTCAACCTGGGAGCGCGATTGTTCTGTCAGCTTTTCATAAGACTCTTTCAGTTTTTCGACTGCTTTATCTCTCTGTAGCTCCGCAGAAGAAATGGCGTCACCTGCGACAGCCGAAGACCTTATGAGAGCAATCAGGGACTGTTGCTCTTGCTGCTTTCGCTGGTCCTCCCGCTGCTGCCGGTCAGCGAGGTCTTGTGCAGACTTCAGCCTTTGCTCTTCTAGCTTGGCAAGGATCAACGTCTTCTGTTCGATCTGCTCTAGCGTCTGGTAAGAATCTTTGAAGGCTTCAGTGACCCTATTGACACTATCCGAATACTCTTTCTCGATGGCATATGAAGCATCTAGGGTAGCCAGCATATCGCGGAGGGTTTGCGCGGACTCTTCCTGAACGCGCGATCGTTTCTCGATCTCCTCTTGCCTTCTTTGCTCTGTCTCCGAAATTTGAGTCGAAATAGCAAGCTCAACCAATTTGGCATCATTTGCTCTTTGGGAAAGCTCGTTGATCTTAGCCATGTTGTCGGCGTGTTCGAGGTCTATCGTAAGTAGCTTGTCAGTTTGCGCAATAATGTCCTTGATTGCGCGCTGCGCCTCCTCTTGCTCTTTGCGATTCTTTTGCGCGATGATGCCAGGATCACTAGAGAACCCACTCAGTTCGAGCGACGAGAACTGTTCGGCCGTAATCAACTGCTGCTGTAGCAGTTCATTAGCCTTTACCTGGTACGCCGCTTTCTGTTGAAGTAGGGCAATCTCCCTTTCTCTAGCATCAATTACTCCGTTTATGTTGGCTAGTTCTTCTTGCAGATCTGGTACTCTTAGACTATCGCCCCAACTTGGGTTGTCACCTAGTCTGTCTAGTGTCTTTTGTATGGACTCCGCCTCTTTCCTGAGTTCATCGAGCGGAGTGGACTGGTATTCTCGCAGCGTAGCTTCGTCCAGCGCCGCGCCTACAGCCTTGACTGCTCCTACTGCCGCGCCAGCGGCTATCGTTACGAGGGAGAATACCTTGAGCAGTGGGTTTTGCGCCGCCAGTGCGTTGAACGCAAGCATAGCGGACGAGGCCGCATAAATGGCAATAGTCAACGCACCTACACCAGCTATTGCGAGCGTCATGCCTGTTGCCATTCCAGCTAAGGCAATAATAGTCAGGTTCAACGAGCCAAGAAGTCCTGACCCGGTTTCTCTTGATAGCGCGTAAAGCGTAGCAGTAAGTGCAGCCGCAGACACCCCGGCAGCGGTGAAGCCACTGGCTAGGCCCGCTATGACGACAACTACTGGACCCACCGCGCCTAAGATACTTTGGAGCGGACTAGCATCCATCATACTTTTCATGCTGGAAGCTACGCTTTGAAACGCCTGGGAAATCGTAGAAAGGGCGGATTTGACGACCGACGCTGCACCGGATAGCTTGAATATCTCCCCGATGGCAAGCTGAAGTTCACGAACCACGGAGTTCATCTGCGATCGAACGGTAAACTGAAAAGATTGAAACTTTGATTCAATCTCAGGGATTGCTCGCCCGAACGCATTTATGAGCACGTCCGCAGTCAGTTTGCCGTCTTTGCCCATTTGTCGGAGTTCGCCAGTGGCAACGCCTAGACTCTTTGCCAGAATCTGAGCAATCATGGGAGTCTGCTCAAGAACAGAATTTAGTTCCTGACCGGACAGGCGGTTAGCCGCAAGACCTTGCGAGAACTGCCGCAGCGCGCCCTCTGCCTCCTGAGCAGTAGCTCCAGAAAGACGAACGGCTATCAGCAAATTTTCAGCCATCTTCGATACGGTTTTGTCCGATAGACCGAGGCCCCCCTGGATCATCGAAAGGCGTTGATAGACCTCCCCGACCTCGTTCAACGTCGCGTGCATTTTGCGAGCGATGTTGATAGTATCCTGCATTTTGAAACGAGCAGAATCCTGCCCACTAGCAAAGACCTTAGTTCTGTTCTCAAGGTTGGTGTAGGCATCAGATGCAGTCAATACCGAGGTGGATACTCGCTTGAACGTGTATCCGAGAGCGACCATTGATCCAGCCAGTTTCGCGGCCGAAATCCCGGAGCGGTTCATCGCGTCTCCGACGCCCTGAACCTCTCTCTTTACGCCCTGTACCCCTCTTGCTTCAAACAGGATTGTAATCTTTTGATTCGACATATCACACTCCTGATTTCTATCTGTTTCTCTTCCACGAGATGGTCTTCGGGTCAGTCAGATCAAAGTTCTCTATTGATCGGATACCCTTGTGGACCGCCCGCTCAACGAACCCACCAGCGGTTTGCTTTGAAGTGCCGTTGTTAAGGTCGCCGATATAAGGCACGCCGTTAGCTACGGATGCCTTTGTGTCCGTGTCCGCTATCTCTTTAAGGACCGCTTCGGTTGGCAACGGCTCCGGGAAAACAGTATCAAAAGAACTGTTTAGCCATGACTCGGAAGACACGCCGCCTACCCTTTCGCCTCTTTCCGCCCTATACCCGAGGTTTGGATAGTTCCCGCTATCGTCTTGGATACCCACGTCTTCGTAGGATATGACAGGACCACCTCGGACGTTCCACCCATTTGTAGCTCTCAGGGTGTCACGAGGAGTACCGTGTTGAAGATCACCTGGCGGCATCGTTAGGTTATCGTAGACTACGCCCACTACTGCCTTCATAGACTTCCGCATGGACTCCTCGAGAACTTCTGTCAGGTCGTCAATCCACTCTTCGGCCTCTTTGAAGTTGTCAGTGACCTTCATCACAAGCTCTCCTCAGAAAAAAAAGGCGGGCCACTCGCAGTGGCCCGCCCATCTTGTGCGTGCAGGATCGCCGCCCACGCCAGTGCTCGACTATCTGCTTCTTTGCTTTTCCGCCTGCTTCTGTTTCCGGGCTATTTCTTCGCCCATCACTTTCAGGAACTCGGCGTCAAGAGCTGAGATGTACGCTAGGAAATCTTCATAGACGATTACATCATCATTGTAGCCGAATCGCGTGGCGTATTGATCTACCGCCGTCCACGGGATCGGCCCAGGTCCAGATCCCGTATACGTCCGACAACTACTCAAAGACCAGAAGTCTGATATGTAGCGTTGCAAAAAGTGCGGAAGAGGTGGCGGAACTGCACTCTCCGGCGCAGGTACACCCGCATCACTAGCAGCCTTTATCAGACTGCTTGCTTTTTCGCCCCATTCGAGGGACCAGCGGATGTACTCTCGGAGAAATCCTGATTCTCCTCCACCTCGGAAGCAATAAAGTTGGAAGCCTTGGTAGCCTCCTCAAGAATTACGGTTCGCAGTTCAGGCAACTCGATTAGCAGAGTCTTGGCTCGTTCGGGACTATACTTCATGGGTTTGCCATCGCGGTCAAAGACGTTCTCCCAGTCTAGGATGACCGTCTCAGCGATAGCCTGCGCCATCAGCGCAGCAGCTTTGTCCTCGGGCATAGTTCCGTTTTCCATCGACCGCTGATACGGTCGCGTCAGCGCCTGAAGCCGATTTGAAAACTTACGGTTGCTGCCCCCTGCGCGGGCAAGCACGAATTTGATCTCGACGTCTCCATCGTAGATAATTAGGTCGAAACCATCCAGCTCACGCTGTTCATTGGTTTCAAAAATGTTATACAGACTCATTGGGGGGTTCCTTTGCAATCATAGGAAACGGGGCGGCCCCCCGTGGGCCGCCCCGTTTACCAAAATGCTAACTTTTAGCGGATCAGCCTACGCCGATCTTAATCGTGTACGAGTTCGGGCCAGACGAAGCGAGTGCCTGGAAGGACAAATTCGCCATAACATCTGCGTTCTTGCCACTCACGTCAGGCGTACCCTCCGTGAACTTGACTCTGGGCAGGTGGATCACGAACTGATTGCCAGTAATCACATTCGTATCGAACCCAAACACCAGGCTCACCTCTTGGTTGTTAAGTAGCTTCTCAAGCAGGGAAGCGTCGCTGAAATAAGTGTTGAGGGACCCGGTTACAGAAAACTCTCCTGCTCCAATCGAAGTGGCACCGAGCGTTCCTAGTGCATTGCGCTCCCTGAGATTATTATTGATCTCAATAGAAGCCTCCATGATGAAGTTATCTTCGCCGAAAACTCCCAAGTTATCAGAGAGGTTGAGTGAACCGACATTGCTCGCCGCATTGTAAACGCTGAAGGACGGAACCGCAGGAGTTGAGGTAACAGATGCCGTGTCCCGAGTCGTTGCGAACTCCTGATTCTGCCCCAGGAACGAAAAAGAGGACGTAACGATCGACGAGGCGGAAGCGTTGATCGACATGCTGTTAACTCGCATACCGTCAAGGTACTCGAAAAATTCATCAGCCCCTTCGCCGGTCCTGAAAGTACGCTCCATCGAGAACGATCTTTCCTGCGTAGAGTTAGTGACCGTTGGGACCATTCTCGTTATGGGCGTAAAAGTCCCAATGCCAAACGGATTAGACTGCTGTGACAGCGTTATGGAATCAGCAGTTTTGGCGAGGATAACTCCAACAGCTTGGAGTGTTGGCGTTATAGCATTCCTGACGACTGCCACGTTTCCAACTACTGCACTTGTTCCTAGTCCAGTTGCGTTGATAATCAGGCCGCTAGAATTATTTGAGGCTGTTGCCGTGCCGGTGGCGGACAAAACTGTGGCCGTCTGATCTCCAAGCGCAGATCCATTTTCGGCAAACAAAGCTCCACTAACAAGGCTGTTGAGCGCATCGCCTTTCACCAACTCGGTATCAAAGCTGCCGCCCACCGTTCCATTTACCAGAACCAGATCGGAAACCTGCCGATCAGAACGAATGATATTGGAGACAGTCGTTTCGGGCGTGAAGCCGAGATCCGATGATCCCGTAAAGGGAACAGCGTCGTAAGCCCCAACTGCCCTCGTTCCAGGACTACCGAGAGTCTCCTCCAGAATCCGAAGGCCAACTCGATTTGTATCAGACATTTATCTATCCTTTCTACGAAACTCTGTCGTAGGAGAAATTGGCATACACGTTGACCTGAAAATAGGTGCCGTCTGTGCCTAGTTCGTTTACTTGTACGTCCGTGAGCCGGACTGTGCTTGGCCGTGCATCTTCGATTGCGAACATTACTTGGTCCGAAAGTTCGCGAATCGACACTTGCCCGCTGCCCTGCGGTACAAATATCTGCACAAAGAGCCCCCCGAAACGTCGCTTGAGCGACTGATCCCCGATACTGATCTGGGCTCCATCGAAATGGCGCACGACCGCTCTGCCAAATGTTGCCGGAGAGTCGGGTCGGTCGCCGTCCTGATTGTCGTAATAAAGGGGAGCCCCGGATGCGTGAGCGTCCCATGCCGTCTTTACGATGGACAACATCTCATCTACCGCCCCCATTTGTGTTGCCATCTCAGTTCTCCACGCGCAAGATGTACATGATCGTCACGACACCTGGGTTTACTTTTTCAACCTTCAGTACCTCCATGACTCTCGAACCATCCACTAATTGGTCTGCAATGTCCGGCACCACGCCAATGCTGCCGGGTATGTAGACCATCGCCTGGTTCTCCTCAAGGGGAGCCAGCACAAGTCTACTCATGGAATTAAGCCGAGCCTCTACGTCACCCGCCTCCTCGTCAAAGAAAACACCGTAGGTGGCGGTATCGCTCGTCGTAACACTGTCCGAAGTTGAGCCCCAGGGCTTATTCGGATCTCCGATCGTCGTAGTGGTTTTTCGGATACTAACAGACCGCCCATTCTCCTGAATGAGCCTGTCCGCTACACCTTGGAGTCGGGTATGGGTCGCGTTCACCGTATCGTGCCCCCTCTAGTTACGAGAAACCCCGAAGCCTTTATGATTCGGTCGGCAGTCGGGTAGGCTTTTGTCACCTTGATACCCTTGTCAGTATCATAGTGCGTTTCAGTTTCAAGTGTTCCCACTTGATCCCGTTGATACGTCACCGACCAGGGCTCTGTCTGGTCAATCGCCGGGGATAGGCTCACCAGAGACGTCCCGTCACCGAGGACCGCTAGAGCGTACTCTAAAGTGGCATTAGCAATCGCAACAGGCACCGACTCAGAAACATCGTCTCCGTTTCGATCCAGGTACTCACTTTCACGCGGGAACACTAGGGCCTGAGTTGCCTTGAACGGGTCCCCGGTAAAAGTCCAGCGTGCGTCTAGGTACTCGGTGGCCCGAACTAGAGCTACCACTTTGTCTGAGTCAGTAGCTGCGGCCCAGATCGTGTTCCCGCGCAGACTGTGGTAAGTGTCTGCATCGGCGATTGAGACGTAGCTGTTCGCGTCAAGTCGGCCCGAGCCATCCTCGACGACCAAATCCGATAGTACGGGCATCTCAGTTTCTCCAATCCCAATACTGGTTCATGTAGGCCACTACCATGTAGTCTATGCCAGGACCCTCTGTGCCGGTTCTCATGGTGAGTTCGTTTCCGTAGCGGTTCCAGCGAAACAGCCTAGTGTAGATCTCGTCCCCAGCCTCCATAAGAAGCATGTCGCCCTCATGGCTGAGCTTGAAATCTAGTAGCATTTGCCAAAATGGGTTGAACTCGTCCCTTATGACCCACTCTATTCTACTTGCCCATTGTTTTGTCTGCGCGTACTGCGGGTTCCACGGCTCCAGCAGAATCAAGGCATGAGCGTTCATCGCATTTAGCCCGTGGCTATACGCAGATTGGAAACTCACGTTGTAGTGGGCGGTGACGAGCCTGATCCAGTCGAACCAAGGTTCCGGCGTGACTTTTCCACAAGCGCCTACAGCCTTCGCCAGAACCCGGACCAGAAGTCTGAGTCCTGCATCCAGTCGGTGAGCAGTTGTGCCGTGAGTCTCGAAGTTGTGGTCCGCCAAGGACCACCCGCGCCGCTTGACTGCCACATAGAACTGCTGCACCTGGCGGTCCACGGCTTCGTCAATTTGAGGGTCCGCGCCTCGTACCAGCGCGACACAGCAAGCTAGTCCAAACAGGATACCTGTAGCTTGATCCCGCGTGGTTCCGAGCTGCACCCAGTAGCCACTTATAAGCTCACAGGGTTTCTGGTCCAGATAGGCCGCACCGCCGAAGTCCCGGATAAGCTCGTTTGGCATTGCGCGCCTCACAAGCACCCCCGGTTCTCTGGCGGCTCCTAGTAGCAAACCTGTGCCTCGCAGACACATGCGGATAGCGTCGAGTTTATCCTCGGACGGGTTGGCCGCCCATCTGTACGCCATCGCGCCGAGCATTACTCCCGTATAGAGTGCGTTATCGTCATCGGTCCAGTACATTCCACTGGTGTGGCGAGTGTATGCGATCCCGTCTATCTGATGGCGATCGGTATAGCGAGCTAATAGCTTTTCCGCTCTTTCGATCATGTCGGGATCTCCGTTGCTATAGATGAAGACAGGGCAAAAAGTCCTGCAAAATAAGGGGCCGGTGATTAAGGCTCACCGGCCATAAGCCTATTACGGATTAGAAAGAGTCTCGGTGCAGTTACTACTAGCCATTACTTTGTGGCTCGTAGCAGACTCCAAGAAAATTTCTACCTTGCAAGCAGAGTTCGTCGCCGGAGCGACAAACTGCATCGTTGCTGTGCCCGATCCGGTAGTTACCTGGTTCCAACCCAAGGCCGTTGCGTCATTGGGGTGGCCTTGAACCGTTATGTCGATTCCCGGAGAAACCCAAATGACTACTTTTGAAAGCACCTGTGAACTGGCTGTTATCTCTGGAAGAGCAACCGTGAAAGTGGAGTTCGTAACACCGCCAAGATCAAAAGCGATAAGCTCCTGGTTCCAACCTCCAACGCTCACTGTTCCAGTAGTCGTAGCCAAGTAGGATGCGGTCGTACCCAAATCAGGGAGGTTCGTGTAGAAGTTGTCCGCCCCGGCGCTAATCGCCGTTTCAACATACGCGCTGTCTGAGCTGGACCACGTTAGAACATTTCCATCCGTATGGTTATCTACAGTTCCGGCAGTAATCAGAGGCCAGTATTTCCCATTGACGCCCCAGCCCCGGTTTCCATTAAGCCAAATGTTGAACTCAGGTCTGCCGTAGACTCGCGTAGTCACCATATAGTTTCCGCCATTCGGAAACCCCCAGTTTGAACCAGTCGTGGGCGGCCTAATCTGAATAGCGGCGTTACTTGAGCCTTGATGGTGATTGAAGTACGAATAGTCAAAACCAGTATTTGCTGCACCAGCCGAAACTTTGAAGCCTGATTCCCATGCACCAAAAGTGCGATCGACTAGACAAGACGTTGCCTGATCGTTCGTCATGCAGCCGCCAGCAACGTCAACTCTAAACGCATCGTCAAGCTGGTAGAATCCTCCCACAGATCCACTTGAAGTTTCACTTACCAGCGATGCGGTCGCAACAAATCCATCTACTGGTGCGGGAACGCGAGTAGACTGTATCGTCTTCAACCCGGTCATTTGGTGTTCACCATAAGGAGTCACGTCAAAGGTAGTCGGACCCTCCGCTGCGGTTGATGTCTTCCATACAGTAACGCTATTAGTGACGAAAGTAGAAGGGTCCTGGTCAACGCTAGTGATCGTATAACACGGTGCAAAATGGTACGCTCCTGACCATCTAAGGCCAGCGGGGTATCGGTAGTCTGCGGACTGGCTGTGCCACTCCGTAGCAAACTGCAACCCGTCTGTTGAGACGTCAGACACTTTCAACCAATAGTGGCCTAGTGTCCCATTGCCCGGAATGTAATAGTCATTTACCTCGTCGTACATACACCAGTTGTCTGCTTCTACTGAAGAAGGCAGTGCGACCGTCACGTCCCAGTTGAACTGATTTGCCATGTGGCCGGTGGTTGAGTACCCGGCGGACGCATAATTTGCATCAAGTCTTTGTCCCGGCGGCATGGTTGACCCTGTGCGGGTAAGCGCAAGCGAGGAACCTGACAAAACCAGGTTTTTACCAATCCCAACATAGTCAGACTGAGCAATAGAAACCCCCGTGACCGGAACAGTAACATAGTTGCCTGTGGTGGCCGGTACGGTAGCCGATCCATAGGCGGCTCCCCATGCACCGATAGTAGTGAGCCGGATTCCGTTCGGACCCTCATCGCCACCAGTTTGGCTGCCACCAGATGACCTAATTGTGAATACGCCCGCGTTCGTGTCTGTGTCCCCGCCTGCCGTAATATCTACAACAAGGCCATGAACTTCGGACGGCGACAAATTTGTATGGTCAATGTACAACGAAGACGTCTTGGTCTTGAGAGTGCCCGCCGACGGACAAGTGAACCAAGGCTTGTTTGAATCCGCGATATTTCCGTTGCCGTCATCTACGCAGTAAGCCTTTATCCCGTCTATGTTGTACCGCCCAACATCCGTAGTTCCAACAACCCACTTAGGAGACGCAACCGTCGTCTCGATCAATTTCAGCGGGTCTTCGTTAGGGATAATCTTAGTGATACCCAGGACATTCTCAGTGCTAGACGCAGGCGCAGTACCTTCAAGCGTATCCGCTGCACCGCCTCCGCCTCCGCCAGCATTGGGGTTACATGTCACGGATGCGTTTGAGTTGTCCGCTGCCGAAAAAGCAACTGAAAACTGCCCGGCCGTAGTCGTCAAGGTATAGCTACCAGAAGTGGACGCGCTGATAGCACCAGCCTCAGTCATAGAAGCGTTGTGCGAAACAGACGCATCGGGCCGAGGCGCAATGGTCATGTTGGCCCCGCGCGATTGTAGCAACACCGAACAGGAATCGGCTCCGCCCATACTCAGAATGTATGTGGGGCTCGTATCTTTGGCTCGAATAGTGTAGGTCAGAATCGGAGTAGCGGACTCATCAACGCTGACCGATGCTCCAAGGGCCACCATTGGCAAAAAAAATGCAAGTATAGAAAAAAGTCGCAATTTTATCTCCTTATACGACTACGAAGTCACCGTTCTTGTTACGGAAAGGAGGAAGCTGAAATCCTCTTTTCGTTCGCCCTGCGGATTGCGTTCAGGATGATCCCGCCAATCCAGTCATTCGGCCGGATGCCGAGCGAAAGGGTCGGGCCGTCGCCCGGATGGATACATTCGACAGTCGGGCAGTCGTCATCGTACATTTCGTGCATCGCGTCGATCCCATAGGAAGACTCGACCGCACGGAACGCGCTGTACACGTCCGCGATTTCGCACCTTGGCCTGCTAGAGTACTCATCCCGGAGATTGTCGTGCAGGTTTACCAGCACTTCGTCCGACTCGTCGTGCGAGGGGACGATGTTGTTTCGGATGTAGGGTGGGCCTAGGACAATCACGTTTGCGTGGCCTTTCGCGTCGCTTGCGTCGAGCATGACATCCCATGCCCCCAACGAGAGATCCCGATAGGTCAAGCCCCACGAGAAGAGATTGACGTTGCCCACATCGTTCGCCCCGAAGAAAAACACGTCAACCGTCTGGGCGGATCGAGGCAAGTCGGCGATGCACGTCTTACGCGTCGTGTCTTCCGGGTAGATCGCTGACGTGAAGATTCTCCGACATTCGCCGTCGAGTTCCTTGGTCATACGTTCCCCGAAGTACTCGCACCCTGTATACGGGAGTTCTACCAAGGGATCGGAGCTTCCATCGCAAGCGTTGAGGGTGGGCGGATTAAAGTTGTCGTACGTTCGCGCCCCGCTCTGAGCCATCGCCCAAACATTGATGCCGGCGTTAGTCAGCGGGTCGCACCACTCGCAATTTCCGGGGTTGCCTTCGTTGGACATGGAATCGCCATAGATCGCGACGTTACCCACGTCGCCACCGATGAGCCC